CCAGGGCCCCTCTTTCACCCCCGCAAAAAATCCAGCCCCTCCAAAAAGCCCCCTGCGTGCTACAGTAGTGCCGGCTAACACGCTTACGCAGTGCCCTTGCCTCTGGGGGTCCCGGGGGAGACCACAGGAGCACTCGCAAGCGTGGTGGCCCCCACCCACCAAGGACACGCATGAACCCCGACTACCCCAAAGGCTCCGTGGAAAACCCGCTCACCGATGAGGATGCCGCTGCCGACCTGGCCGGCCTGCCTCGCCCCGCTGCCGCGCCCGCAGAAGACACCAGCCACCAGGACAGCGACGCCACGCTGTAACCCATGTCCGCCGACCTCGCCGAGTTCAAGAAGGCTCTCCATTCGGAGATGCAGGATGCCGTCATGACGCTCCTGCCGCGCTACTTCGAGAAGCTCTCCTTCACGGAGGACGCCGAGGAACTGCGCAAGGGGCTGGCGTTCATGGTGCAGACGGTGGGTGCCGAGGCCGAGAAGCGCCAAGACCCCTACGGAAACCTGCCCGTGGTGAACATCACCTTCACCAACGGGACCGTGGCCACCCAGACCACACTGCCCGTCATCGAGATCAGCGCCGAGGAGCTGGCCCACCTGAACCCCACCGAGGTGATGCGCGATCATCTGACGGTCAACGCGGACGTGATGGACGAATGCTGAACTACAAGGCTTCCCCCACGGGCCAGGCGTTTCTGGAGTCACGGGCGTTCATCAAGGAGATCATGGGTCCGGTGGGCGGCGGCAAGTCGACCGTGGCGCTCATGGACCTGGTGCAGCGGGCGGTCAACCAGGCGCCGTTCAACGGCGTGCGCCGTACCAAGATGGGGGTGCTGCGCAACACGATGGCTCAGCTGAAAGCGACGGTGAAGCCCCTGATCGACGCCTGGCTCGTGACGCTACCTGGCACGGCCCTGGGGCAGTGGCGCCTGACGGACAACGTGTTCGAGGTGCGGTTCAAACTGCCGGACGACACGGTGGTGCACAGCGAGTTTCTGATGCTGGCCGCGGACACGCCGGACGACGTGCGCCGGCTGCTGTCCCTGGAGCTGTCAGCGGCGTGGGTGGAGGAAGCCCGCGAGGTGGACCCCGAGGTGTTCAGCGGCCTGCAAGGCCGGGTGAACCGGTTCCCCAACCGCCTGGCCGGCGGGGTGAGCTACGCCGGCGTGATCTGCTCGACCAACCCGCCACCGATCGGTGGGTTCTGGCACAACATGATTGCCAACCCGGCCGACAACAGCGAGGTGTTCATCCAGCCCCCAGCACTCCTGGAGGACGGCTCGATCAACCCCGAGGCGGAGAACCTGGAGAACCTGGCGCCGGACTACTACGACAACCTGATCGCGGGCAAGACCGAAGACTGGGTGAATGTCTACCTGAAAAATCAGTTCGGCGCCGGGGACATGGGGCAGCCGATCTACCGGGCGAGCTTTCGCAAGTCGTTCCACGTGTCCACCAAGGAGCTGCTGCCGGTGCTGGGTTCGATCAACCCGCTGATCGTGGGGATGGACAACGGCTTGCAGGCGGCGGCGACCATCGGGCAGCAGGACATGCGCGGGCGGGTGAACATCTTGGGCGAGGCGTTTGTGCCCGAGGAACAGACGATGGGGGTGGAGTCCTTCCTGGACAAAATCCTGATCCCGCTGATCACCACCAAGTTCGCTACGTTCCCGCGCGCCAAGATCATCTTCGTGCTCGATCCCGCCTGTTTTTCTCGAAGCCAGGTGGATGAAAAAACGATCGCCCAGGCGGTGCAGCAGCGCGGCTTCGTGGCCATCAAGGCCAGCACCAACGACCCCGAGCGGCGCATCCAGGCGGTGGAGGGGCTGCTCACCAGGCAGATTGACGGCGCGGCGGGTATCCTGATTGACCCGTCATGCGCGCACATCATCAACACGCTGGAGTGGGGCCACCGATGGAAAAAGACGACCCAGGGGCTGACCAGCACCACGGCCGAGAAGAACCACTTTAGTCACCAAGGTGACAGCATCCAGTATTTTGCGCTGCACTACAACATGGTGAGCCCGGGGCAAGGGTACGAGCAGCGCGGCAAGGCTCGCCCCATCGTGAAGGCCAAGTACGCTTACGTGTGAGCCAGCAATGCGCTACACTCCGGCAATGCGTTTTCCTGCCCTGATTGCCGTCGTCGTGTTTGCGCTGATGCCGATCTTCGGGCCGTTCACGGCGGTCATGCACGGCATGGGCCTGCTGATCCTGCCGTATTTGGTGGGTAACTTCGTGTACGAGCGCTCGCAGGATGCGCGCTGGGTGCTGTTTGTGCTGCCGGTGCCGTTCGTGTGGTACTACGGGTGGCTGGCGTGGATCAGCAACGACATCGGTTGGTTTTTTAGGAGTTGATATGGCGGACAATCGGTCGGAAGACGAGAAGCGCAAAGACCGCGCTCAAGGTATGCTGGGCACCGGTGCGGCAGCCAACGCAGCCAAAGCGCTGCGGGGGCGCAAGCAGCGCCTGGATGACCTGGAGAACGATGCCATGGGTACGCCGGCTCCGCAGCCCAGCGAGGGGCAGCACGGCCAGGCCGACCGATCGCAGTACAACTGGGACAACAGCCCGCCCAAGCGGCATTGACACGTCCGCACAGGAGTTAGCATGTTAGCCACTGGCCTCGCCGTTCCCAAGCAGCTCAACATCGGCGGGGTGGTGTCAATGCGCCCGCTCTCCAGCCTGTTGGCTCAGGAGGCGGCCGAGGCGCGCAAGCAGTCGGAAGCGGCGGCCAACACGCCGGTGGTGTCTTCGATGGTGGAGATGCTGCGCAAGCACTGGTCGCTGGCCAAGGACGCCAAGGAGGCGGGGGAGCAGGACATGCTGAGCGCGCTGCGCTCGCGCCGTGGCCAGTACGACCCGGACAAGCTGGCCCAGATCAGGCAGCAGGGTGGCAGCGAGATTTACATGATGGTGTTCTCCACCAAGGCACGCCAGCTCAAGGCGCTGCTGGGGGACATCCTGGTGGGCGCGGGCTCGGAGAAGCCCTGGACGCTGAACCCGACGCCGCAGCCCGAGCTGCCGCCGTTCGAGGTGAACCAGATCATGCAGTCGGTCTACGAGGAGACCGAGCAGGCGGAGATGTCGGGCATGCCGATGTCGATCGACGACGTGCGCCGCCGGCTGGTGGACGCCAAGGCCACGGTGGAGCAGCGCATTGACGAGCAGGCTCGCCTGGAGGCGTCGCGCGCGGAGCGGGCCATCGAGGACTTGATGGTGGAGGGCGACTTCCTGGACGCGCTGGACCAGTTCGTGGACGACATGGCGACGTTCAAGACGGCGTTCATCAAGGGGCCGATCCTGCGCATGAGCAACGAGCTGAAATGGGTGCAAGGTGCCGAGGGCCCCACCGCCCAGGTCACGCGCACGCCCAAGATTTTCTACGAGCGGGTGGACCCGTTCAACGTGTACCCGTCGCCCTGGAGCCGCGGGGTTCACGACTCCTGGCTGTTCGAGCGGCACAAGCTGAGCCGGTCTTCGCTCTCGGCCCTGATGGGCGTGGAGGGCTACAGCGAGCCGGCGATTCGCGCGGTGCTCGACGAGCACGGTGGCGGCGGGCTGCACGAGTGGCTGACGGTGGACAACGACCGCGCCAGCGCCGAGGGCCGGGACACGGGGAGCACCGACGTGCGCCGCTCCGACCTGATCGACGCGCTCCAGTATTGGGGCAGCGTGAGCGGCAAGATGCTGCGCGAGTGGGGCATGAGCGCCGAGGAGGCGCCAGACGAGGCCAAGGAGTACGAGGTTGAGGTCTGGTTGATCGGCAACCACGTGATCAAGGCCCTGATCAACCCGGACCCGCTGTCGCGCCGGCCGTACTACTCGGACGGGTTCAGCCGCGTCCCGGGGGCGTTCTGGCACAACAGCCTGTACGACACCATCCGCGACTGCCAGGACATGTGCAACAGCGCAGCGCGCGCGCTGGCCAACAACCTGGGCATTGCCTCGGGACCGCAGGTGGCGGTGAACGTGGACCGGCTGCCGCAGGGCGAGGACATCACCGAGATGTACCCCTGGAAAATCTGGCAGACGACGAACGACCCGATGGGGTCGAACTCCGCGCCGATCACGTTCTACCAGCCGTCGAGCAACGGCGCCGAGCTGATGGGGGTGTTCACCCGGTTCAGCGACCTGGCCGACGAGTTCTCCGGCGTGCCGAAGTACATGGCCGGCATGGGCGGCGGGGAGGGCGGCGCTGGGCGCACCGCCTCGGGCCTGTCGATGATGGTGACCAACGCCTCGCGCCAGGTGCGCCAGGTGGTCTCCAGCGTGGACCAGCATGTGCTGGCGCCGGTGGTGGAGCGCACCTACCACTGGGTGATGGTGAACCGCCCCGACCTCAAGCTGGCCGGCGACTTGCAGGCCCAGGCCCGTGGAGCGCTCAGCTTGGCTACCAAAGAGTCGGCCCAGGTGCGAACCAACGAATTCCTGGCCGCAACCGCGAACCCGGTCGACCTTCAAATCATCGGCATGGACGGCCGGGCCGAGCTGCTGCGCCACGCAGCCAAGCGCCTGGACCTCAACGTCGACCGGGTGGTACCCACCGCCTCGGTGCTCAAGCAGCGTGCCGCGCAGGCCCAGCAGATGCAGCTGGCGCAGCAGCAGATAACGAGCCCGTGACTGACAACTTTTCACAACCAGCGCAGTAAGGAACCCACATGGCCACCGCACCGATCTTCAAAAAAGGCGTCGCGCCCGTGTTCGCCAAAAAAGGCGCAGCACCCTTCAAACCCTGTGCTGGTTGCAAGACCGGCGCCAAGTGCAAAGCCGCCGGCAAGTGCCTCGCTAAGTCGAAGTGATGGACCGCAGCAAAGAAGCCGCGCTGTTCGACAACCTGTACCGTAACCGACCCCTGCGAGACTGGCTCGAAGCCCAGCTCGCGGATCAGGTCAAGATTTTGTTGGTCAACCCCCAGCACGAAGCCATCCTGAAAGCTCAGGGTGCAGCGGCGTTTTTGCGCCTGATGCAGGACAAGTTGACCGCAGCCGAATCTGCCGCGAATCGGTAGTAATTGTCGCCCTGCGACAGTTTTGTTGACAATCACGCGTTAG